CCCTACTGGAGCACCAATGAAGAAAAACCAGTTTCATTTCGTCCAGCACGGCCACCAGCCCCGTCCTGGTGAGTACGGCCTCCTGATGCTCGACTTGTCGGCCATTCTGGACGCGAAGGAGATGCGGTGCAGCAAGGACGACGAGGACAAAAAGCACCTGACGATCCTGCACCCGGACGGCTTCTGGCACGTCCCGTTCGACCGGCTC